TTATGCAATCTCACAATGTGGCACTTCAACCCATTGTACATGGTTTTCTGTATAAATCTTGGTTGACTCTGCATCACTATGAGCCATTCGAGCTTGTGGATCAAAACCACGTTGTTTAAACATAAAGGCCGCCAATGCTCTTATTTCATGAAAGGTTGGTCTTTCATCTAAAGGCAAATGACTAGTAACGCCAACCCGATCACGTAGCGCTGAAAATGCACGGCTAAGGTAATCAGGTGCGACTTGTGTTGGATGATTAACCTCTTTACTCACTTTATTTGGGATACGAGTAGGTAGTCTATGCACAATATAAGGGCTTGCCACATTGTCACGGCTATTATCGATGATTTCCTTAAGCGCTTTACCTATGGGGATCGCAATATGAGATGCCTCTTTATGTTGTACTTTTTGTCTGTGAATATAAATCATCCCGTATATTCCATTTAAAGGTTCCTCATACCATAAGCACCCACATATACCTTCTTTGGGAGCTTTGATATTGTATTTTATACGTGATACTTCTAGCCTTGCTTGCGTTGTCTGTAATGCGAGATCCATTGCTGTTCTTAACCAAGGCTCTGCGGATGATCGAATTTTAAGAAAGTCATTATAAGATAATCTTCTCCGTTTTTTACCATCGACTCTTTTCATTTTCTTACGTTCAGCGGGGTTATCGAACATAAGAGATTCATCCATTGCGTAACTAAAAATTTTCTTTAGAAAGCTTACCTTACGATTTTGTACATTAGCAGAAGCATCGGCATGATATTCATTAATATAGCCATTTACATGTTCCAGTGAGATTTCATTTGTGGGGATATCTTTAAAAAAGATCTTAATTCTTTCTAAGTCATTAACCCAGTTACTAAGTGTACTGTCTGATGGTTTCTCATCATTAGTGATCCGCAAAAATAACTTATCTAAATGTTCTGAGAGAGGGAGAGCCTCTCCATATTGCCCTCCCGAGTCAATAATTAATGAGTTAACAGAAACGCATTTTTCTGGTCGCATAATATTGTTGTATTCTCTGGCTATTGCGATAGCTTTTGCTTTATCAGCACCAATGCATTTTCGAATACCATTAGTCAGTGTTAAGCGATACTGTTTTTTGGATGAATCGTAATACAGAAAGTCAGGTAGATGCCTAAATTCCTTTCTTCTCGGTCTACTGGCCATATCACGAAGCCCTTATTAACTCATCGACACATGAAGAAATAACGGACTCAATACCCCAACGTTCGGATGAATATACCCTACTTCAAATTCTCGTTTAGCCCACGCACTAGCTTTCATCAGTTTTCCGCTCATTTTGGTCTTGCCTCATCATCAATAAAATAAGTCGGTCTGCTGTATCACAGGAGTGTTTGATTTCAGCGTCAGTGCATGGTCTATTTCTTACACTGAACGCTAACCGACCTAATTTAATATCAAAACTTGTTAATACTTGGTTCCCTGGTTTCCAAGGTGTTAATAATTTCATGGTGGTCACCCATTGGTCTTGAATAAACCACCATGCTAATAACAACGAAAAGTAAAAACTGATTATGCTTAATCAACTTTTTACTCGAATAATTCCCTCTACTGGATAGCACTCTGCAATTTTCCCTTTGGTCGCGAATAATTCCTTATCAATTAAACAATTTTTTTCATTGGGATAAATATAACCGTAGGGTTCAAACTGACAATTTACCGAACTCTACAAAGCCACACTCGATGTGCTTTGGAATTTTATCCTTCGTAAGCAATTCTCCACTCAAAAAGCTGTAGAAAATGCAGTATCTCAATTATTAAGTTTCACATAGAGGCAAGACCAATGAGCAAATCAAAGACTAAAGAAGAAAGACAGTGGCTATCAGATGTAGCGGAACTGGGTTGTATTTGTTGTCGCAATATGGGGCTTGGGGCAAGTAGAGCGGAAATACATCATGTTAGAACAGGGCAGGGAATGGCACAACGAGCCAGTCATACAGATTTACCACTGTGTCCGCCACATCATAGGGCGTGTTATGAAACCGGCTTTCATGCATCACCTAAATCATGGCAAGAAATTCATGGTAGCGAGATTGAGTTATTAGAACAGACTAAGCAAGAAGTAATGGAGTTACGAGCATGTCGAGTATAAAGAGCATATCAGATGGATTAAAACTTGATGATGATCAGGTTGCATGGATCCAGCCTTGGTTATCAAAATTTGGAGCATGGGTATATTAAGGGAGGATAGAAAAAAGGCAAAGCAGTATTATTGCTGAATTTATGGCAACAGTAGAAAGGCGTGATTATCCTGAGCGAGAAATGTGCAATGACGACGATGGTATGTTGATCGCTAAAGTGGTCGATAAAATTTATCACATAGACAGAATAGCGTTTACGCACTTGTTACTGCGTTATGCCTTCGGTAGTTCAGATCGCGCTATTGCTCGTTATTACCACAATATAGCAAAACCGCGACAAATGATTAGGCGCAATAGAACGGTAGAATATAGAAAACCCTCGATGTCTACATGTAGAAGAGAAATTGAGGACATAATTAATTCAGCCGAATATTTAATTTACCCACATTTAAAAGATGCATTTAAAAAACGAGAAAAAAAGTGGAAAAGTAAAAATAATAGCAAGAACGTGTTGACTTCTTTGAGCCAATGATCCACTATTTAAGTATAAATTGCCGTTTTTATACGGTGACCAACTAACCCAGCCTAAACGCTGGGTTTTTTATTCTTGATATATAAATAATTTATTCTACACAAGTAAACTCCATTTTAGGCAAAGTTGTTATTCGTAAAGACTCTTTACTATCTGAATCTTTTTTTATATACATTATTTCATCTGTTTTTGCTAAGATGAAAACCTTACTGGTAATTTCAGATATAGGGGTAGTGAATTTTTTTGGTATGCCTAACGAAGTAATTTCATTACTGGAGTAGCACCTATATTCATAACCTATTCCTGATGCTTTTATTTGAAAGTTACTTTGTAATAGGACTGGGGTAAGAAGAATTATTCCTAAAGTAAATAAGAAAATTGAGCTATTTATTTTATCTTTGAAACTAGTCATTATAATCATCAGTGCTAAATACAAGATCCCATATAAAAATATTATATAATGAAAACTCTCATTATTAGAGTTATTAGACACTAATGTTAATGAATATAATATTAATAAATATATAAAAATGATTATGGTTGTTAGAAAAAGAAAAAATGCTATTTTATATAATTTTGCTTTTGATGATTTTTTTAGCGTTATAATGGCAGGTATTATGAATAAAGAAATGATTATCACAATTAAAGGAATAGATGTGTCATCATAATTTATTATGTTATAAATACATGCTGATATGGATAGATAAATAATTATTTTAGATATATCAGTCAGATTTTTATATTGACTGTCTTTGTTGAGTGTTTTTTCATTTTCTAGAGCTAAAAGAAAACATAACCCAGTATATATAATATAGATAAAGGTGAATGCTATTGTAAATATACCAATGGTGGTTATTATCTTTATGTTTATCAAGTCAATAAATTTAATGTTGTTGTTATTACAATATATTATGACAGATAACACTCCATAAATGGCAGGAAGATACAATAGTGTTTTCTTTATTTTCTTTATTGGCTCTATCATTTTAATTATATTGTTTAAGTGTCTATTTATTTCATAAAATATAATGCTTTTCATAATCTATCCATAGGAAATATGTGGTAACCCTATATTATCAAAATTAATAAAAAAAATGGAACACTCCAATGGGGGGGCGTATGCGTATGCCTGAAAAAAATATTGATTTCTGGGCGCAATTTTTTCGCTGGATACAAATTAATTTGCCTTTTTTAAGTGGTGTGACGTTAGCAACTTTTATTGCGTTTATTCGCGAACGTCGAGAGGGAAATACAACTCGGCAATCATTTGCGGAAGCTGTGATGTGTGGAGCTTTAACTGTTGGTGCTATTCGTGCGTTTGATTTAGGGCTTCATTATATGGGCTTGTCTGACTCATGGACATCATTGGCTGAATTTTGTGGTGCTATGATTGGCTTTCTTGGAACTAAAAAGTTAAGTCGTGTTCTCGATACGATATTCATATTTATTAAAAATAAACTTGGAGTAAATAAGTAATGTCGAAATATGTGTTTAGTAAACTTAGTGAAAAGAATATGCAGGGTGTTCATCCTGATTTAGTCAAATAACTCGACGAGCACTAGAATTGACCGATGTCGATTTTATGGTTATTGAAGGTAAGCGTAATGAAGCCCGTCAACGTCAGTTGGTCATTAATGGTAAAAGTCGAACGATGAATAGTCGGCATCTTACTGGCCATGCAGTGGATTGTGCACCTATTGTGAATGGCTCAATACCTTGGCAAGAATGGTCATACTTTAAAAAAGTGGCTGATGCGATGATCCAAGCTGGTAAAGAGTTTGGCATTGATGTTGAGTGGGGCGGTAATTGGGATTCATTTAAAGATGGTCCTCATTTTCAATTAACGTGGAAATCATATCCGGCGTAACGTCTATGAATATCACCAAATTACTCACTGGTAGTTGTGTGGTGTTGGCATTTTGGCTCTGGTGGGTAAGAGATGACTACGACAAGTTGAGCAAAGACTACAACACAGCAACTAGCCAACTCTCCCAGCAAATCGAAATCAACAATAAATATCAATCTCGTATCACTAAATTAAACGAACTCGATACAAAACACACTAAGGAACTCAGCGATGCAATGTCTGAAATTAGCCAGTTGCGTGTTAGCGCTGAGCGTAATCCTAACAGGGTGTACATCAAAGCCGAATGTCCAAAATCCGAAGGCGCTACCACCTCCGGCGTGGCTAATGCAACCACCGCCCGACCTACTGACACCGCTATCCGAAATTATTGGTTACTCAGAGAGCGAATTGCACAGTCAGAGCAAATGATTAAAAGGATGCAGGAGTATATAAAAGCTGAATGCAATAACTAAATACAAGCCTTTAAGTTTACTATTTATCGTTGATTAGGTGTTATTTATTGTTATTTATCTATATTGACACCGTATTTGGTGTGTTGTGCATTTCTGTGTAGGGGCGGAACCCCGATATTACCGATAAGCAAAAAAAATGCTAATCGATCCTCAAATACCACTATTTAGGTCGTTAAAATGAAAAAAAATTTATCAGCATCAGCAGTCGCTAAGTTAATAGTTCTCAATGCATTCTTATATGCAACAGAAAAGGGTAAATCAATTACTCGATATAAAGTTTCAAATAGTACCCTGAGGAAGATGTCTCATCGTAACTCTTTGAGAGAAAGTTTTTTGGTCGAAGTGGATAATGAATTGTCAGAGTTAGGGTGGACAATGATTAGAAACAATAACGATGAAAATTGTTTCATGGTCATGAGTGCCACAGATAACTGGCCTAAATTGAGTTCTAAAAGATTAAACACCATTTTGGAGCAAAACGATGAAAGTGAAATAGATGATATGTATGCTCATCATGTGGAAGGTGATTTCTAATAACTTCACTTTATTACTCCAGAATTTTAATGTCATGTTAACTAAAAGACCCACTCAAAATTGAGTGGGTCTTTTAGTTAATAAAGGAGATAAACACAATGGCAAAACCGGATTGGGGGATGCTACAACAACAGTTCCTCGCCGAACATGCTATAACAGGAATATCCCCTAAAGAGTGGTGCGAACTAAAGGAACTAAACTACGCAACAGCCCGACGATATATCAAAATATCCAGTGCGCAGAATGCGCAAAAAACTGCGCACAAGAAATTGCGCACTGCGCAGAAAAAAGAAAGCACAAAAGAGCCAATGCGCAATAGTGATATACCCACTGCGCAGAGTAATGAATCCAGTAATGCGCATGATGATGAAAACACGTTTAGTCTGCGCAATTACGGGCTAACTGAACAACAGATTAAATTTGTTAGTGAATACCTTATCGACTTAAATCGAACAGGAGCATATAAGCGAGCCGGTTATAAAGGCGAAGGAAATACAGCTTATGTAAATGCTACTCGCATGCTAAGAAATGCTAAGGTTTCAAGAGCAATCACTGACGCATTAGCAGAACGGGAACGCAGAACAGAGATAACCCAAGATGCCGTATTAAAAATATGGTGGGATATCGCAACGGCAGACGTTAACGAGCTGACTGAATATCGACGCTTGTGTTGCCGTCATTGCTGGGGCTTTGGTTTTAATTACCAGTGGCGTGACTCAATAGAATTTGAAGATGCTACTAAAAAAGCGCTCACAACCAATAAACCGCCTCCACAAGATGTGGGTGGCTACGGTTACGATGAAACATTAGATCCAAATCCTGATTGCCCGCGTTGTAACGGTGCCGGTATTGGTCGTGCGTACTTTCATGATACGCGTGATTTAACAGGGCCAGCTCGTCGAGTATTTGCTGGCGTGAAAGAAGGGAAGTTTGGTGTTGAGGTTATCACTCGTAATCAAGATGAAGCGCTTAAGATGGTTGCACAGCATTTAGGTATGCTGAAGAACAAGACGGAATTAACGGGTGTCGATGGTGGTCCTATCAAAACAGAGATAGCTAACTTGTCACCTCAAGAAGCATCTGACGCATATAAGCAAATCATGGGGTAAATTGATAAAAATAGCGGTTTCATTGAAAAATTAGGCTATGCAAAATCACACCTATTTTATGCACGTTTTATTCATTCTAAATTGTACCCATTTCAATAGATAACTTAGATAAATAGCGCTTACACATAGAAAATACACTCAGTTGATTTTCGGTAGGGCGTGTAAGCACGATTATGTTAAATAGATATTGCATTAAAGAAATTTACTATGCCAATCCCATTCCCGTTTGATTTTAAAAATCCTGACTACCCGCAGGTATTTGAATGGCGAATGGAACGATTAACACGAATTCGCCAAAATCCAGAAGCTATACCAGCACTCAACGCTTATTACAAAGATAATCCAGCTCAATTTATTATTGATTGGGGAATGACGTATGACCCACGAAACCCTGAGAGAGGATTACCGTCATATATCCCATTTTTATTATTTCCTCGACAAGAGGAATGGATTGAATGGTTTATCGAACGATGGAAAGGGCAAGAGCCTGGTATTACAGAAAAGACGCGTGAT